CTGGAGTAGACTCTACATTTATTGGAAATTTTTTATTAGCAAATAAAATATCTACAATTTGACCATATGCAGCAAGCACTTTAGTCTTAGTTATTTTTATAAATACCTTAGACTTTTCTGTACTTGTATACTGTGTAGTAGAATCATATACTCCACGAAAGTTTTTATATGCTTTTAACCATCGTGTTTCATGGGTTTGTCTACCGTCTTCAGCACTTCGCATACGTTCTTGGATTAACCCTATAACCCCAGAACTTTCAGACATCTCTTCTGTTAAATCAATTGGATCAGACATACTGTTCCCTTTATATTATGGTGTGTACTTTGAAGCACCCATTACTGTACCTAACGCACCGGTTTGGTTTGATGATACAGATTTAGAATCTTGTGTTGATTGAAATGGTCCGTTAATAGTGCCAGCATTAGCACCAGCGATGCTTCCATCTAAACCTTCACGATGTAGTGAACTTTCGTTAGCTTCATTCATTGCACCTTGTTTACCCATCTGACCCATTATGTAACCAGATTTGTATGCACCTTTTACTCCTTGTGGCATAGTTGCCTCCTTTTGTTGTTGTTGTTGTTAATATGGTATTATATCGTCTTCGGAAAGTCTATTTTGTAATTCTTTTTCTTTTTGTTTTTGTTGTTCTCGTTCTTCATCGGTTGGAAGAAGCACATTTCCCGGAGGAAGTACAGATAAGTTTGCAGGTAGAGCACCATATATAGTTTCATACTTAGCTCTTAACTCTTGTAATTCTTCAGGTTGATCAACTCCAAATGCACCCAACATCTGTGCTGTAAAATCTTTTTGTCCAGCTTTTGGTCCCTCATCTATGTCACCAAAACTAGCAAATGCTTCTGCCGGGCCACTTCGTATATCTTTTGCTATTTTTAATCCTACTCCAAAACTTACAAAAGGCAAGTATTTTCCTAACCCTTTTAAAAAATTCTTTACTGTATTTCTTCCTGCTCTTGTAGAAGTATTCGCACCTGTTTGTTGTATTGCTTTATTTATATCATCTTGTGTTGCAGGTTGTTGATTATGTAAACGGCTTTTATCTACATTGCCATCTTTATCAATTATAGAATCAATTCTATCTCCAATTTCTTTTGCTTTACCTTTAAGTTGCACTGGAGGATCTGGTAATTTGCCACGATTCTCAAGCATTTCTGCTGCTTGTTTAAGGTTTATTATTTCTGTTGGATTATTTTTATTATAATCTGCCATAAAGTTCATAGCATTTTGCATAATATTTAAATTTGCGGTAGAAGTTGCTTCTTTTCCTTGTGCTATTTGTAATTCTTGATTAGTTTTAATAATTTCTGGATCAGACTTAAAAACCACTTTGTTTTGTGATAAATTTTCTAACTTAATTGTTTCATTAACGCTGTCTGGATTAACTATATCATCCTGTGCAAATGTTTCTATTTCATTTATAAATTTTCCTGTAACTCCTGATTTTTCATCTGTACCAATTACATTCCATTCATTATTTAATGATACATAATTTTCATGTCCCAATAATTTAGCAACATTTTGTTCAAGAGCAATATTAAAAGCTCTAAGATTTTCAATAGGAGTTGGTTTTCCGGGTAAATAATATCCTCTACCAACTGCGGATACCATTTCTATACCATCAGCTGGAGCAGTAATTGCTTTACCTTTTTCATCCACCCCATGACCTAACAATTGATCTGCAATTCCTTCGTTACCAGTTTTTCTTGCATTATATGCTAATGTAAGTCTTCTTAAATCAGTAAAACCTTTGGGAATACGACCAAGTAGTTCTATTTCTTCGTTTGTAAAAATACCTTGTGGGTTATCTTTAGTTATTTTAAACAAATACTTATTAACTATATCTCCACCTTTTGTACCTTGCGGTATTACATCCCACATACCTACATCGGTAGCAAATTTACCGTTTTCAGTAACAGCAGACCATTGTTGATCCATCATATCTCGCATAAAAGGACCTAAAGGAACTTTTGGAGGTAACTGTTTTTTTCCTGACCTAACACGTTCTCCAACAACTATTCCTGTTTTTGGATTATACCAAGCCCTTTCTGGATCACCCATTTTTGCTAAAAATTGACTTGCTTGCATATCTAAGTTTTGATCAAATCGTGTTCCAAGTAAATTTATAAGAATATTTCGTCTCATAGTTACATCAGGTATACCTGCAATACCAGACATTATTTTTCTCATAATATTATCATAATCTTGCACATCTTCTATGTAATTAAAAATATTTGTTTGTTTTTCTTTTTGTAAAGGGAGACCAACATCTAACACATCTTTTTCAATATTATTTAGAGTGCGAGAATCTGTACCTTGACCAATTTTCTTTAATTCTGGTTTTATATCTATGTATTTTCTAGTATAATAATCAGGAATATTTCGCATATGTTGTTTTATAGTAGATACTATTCCTGTTACACTTTCTTTACTTTTACTAACAGGAGGAAAATTTCTTTCCATATGATATAATATAGCTTCTTTCTCTTTAGATAAAGGATATTTTTTTAATCTAACAGCTTCGGCAAAACTTAAATTTACACCATTTTTATACATTTTACCAAACCAAATATCTCGTGCAGTATGGTTTCCAGAAGTTACTGCTTCTGTTACTTGATCACGAGTAGGAATATCATCTATAGTTTGTATATTTAATATATCTAAAAGTTCATCAAAAGTTCTTGCATTTCGTATAAACATTCTTGATGTGATTTTTGTAGCCATTAGTATCCAAATACCTCATTTTCCGGCACATATCGTTGAGTTTGCCTGCTAGAATAATATGGTGTGCTTGCATTGTGCAAAGATCTTACCATCATCATGTATCTTAACGCATCGTATGCGTGATCGTCTGCTTTTGTATCTACATCCTCTGGATTATGTTTAGATAGAGGTAATGTAGGGAGTGTCCTTACTAAATTAGTGCAATTTTCCATAATTCTTACTCTTGGTTGTCCTCTGCTGTCACAAGCTAATCTTCTATGCACTTCTATCTTCCCCGCTAGTCTGTTTCTGTCTGATGGAATCCATCTACAACCTTTTCTGTTCATTGTTTCTGCTATACTAGGCCCTAACCCTGTTCTGTTCCAACAACTTGCATCTAATACGGATATTTGCATGTTTGGGTCGTTTCTTTCTAACTCTAATATTAAATCACCGAGAGCTTCACCGGTTCTACCTTTTATATACAGTTCTCTATATATCCAGATGTTGTTATCCCAGTCTATAGCACCCCAAAGAATACAAGAAGGACTACTGTAGCCATAATCTCCGGCACGTACCCTAGCCCAACCATCAGGCGGGTCAAAGGATTCCACCACATGTAGCGTTCTACTAAATTCTGTAAAAGCTGCTCCCTCTGCGACATCCCAATCTCCTTCTAATAATCGTTTTCGTTCTACTTCTGGCAAGGAAAGCAACATAGCTTCGTATTGACCATCTATAGCAAGATATGGATTGTCTGTTAATCTTGCTGGTATGAATTTTTTTAGAAATAAAGGTTCGCCTTCCTTAGAATGTCCTGCAGGATACCTTATTGTTTTCTGTGTATCAAATTCCTTTGCCCAAAATGCTGATCCGGGTGGGGATGGGTCTATGTACATCTTCTTTACCCACCAACCTCCTACTCCACCGGGGTTAGCTGTGCACCTCATGTAGAGACCAAGCTGTGGATCGGTGCTTCTAAGTCTAGATCTTAGGTAATTCCACACATATGGAGTAGGATACTGTGTTATTTCGTCTATTCCTATCCAATTAAACGCTTGTCCTTGGTATCTTGTTACGTCTCGGTCATCATCTACGTAAGAAAACCATATTTTAGCCCCTGAAGGGAACTCCCACGTTGATTTTGCCTGTTTAAATACTGCTCCCGGCACCGCTTTTACGTACAATTGCCTACTTTTGTCTATAAGTTCGGTCAATTCTGGTAAAGTACGTCTTAAAAGTAGCCCTCTATGGTTAGGGTTGCCTACATCTCTTAAAACATCAGCAAGAAGTGCATATGATTTACCTCCACCTGCTGCTCCACCGTACAATACGTCTCTTTCTGGACTTTCTAAGAACTCAGCCTGTGGTCCATCGTTAGATTTAAACACAACTTCGTTCTCAGCAACGTGGTTTCTTACTTTCTCTGGTAACGCCAGTAGTTCTTCTTCGGATACAGGCTCTTTTCCATGTCCTGAGAGGGCTGCATCTATTTTACTAAGGCTTTCTTGTAGTTTATTTGCCCTGTATCGTGCATTTATAGCACGTTTTGAATCTTTTTTTGCTTTTGCTTTAGCGTTGGATAGCTTTGTTGATACGGATTTACGTATTTCTTTTTTAGAAATCAAATTTTATTCCTGAATATATTTTATTTTCATACTTATTCATTCTCGGATCAAAAAGTTCTCTATTAGTTATTGGATCTCTACCCATTTCTGGTGCATTTAATCCTCTTGTTCCAGAACTTAACGAAACATTACCTGTTAATGTTCCAGATTTATTTAACTTCACATTATTTATGTTAAGTTGAACTGCTCGTTGCATGGGCGATTTAAAATTACCTGTAAAATAAGTTTCACCTCTATTGCCCGTTACGTTAACATCACCTTTTGTAGATTTTTGTTTATAATTAAAATTTATATTTTTTATATTAAAACCTAATTGTCTATACTGATTTTTTATATTTCGTTCTATATGATGAGTAATTCTATTTTGTTCAATTTTTTGTTTATTTTGACTAGCACCAAACATAACAGACATTTCTTCAGATAAAGGTATAGTTATATTACCAAACATTTGTGATGATTTAGGACCTTTTGCTCCCCCACCTACAATAAACGTCTTAGGTTTTCTAGGTGGATTGCTGTACGTCTTTTTTTTCATCTAAGTATATTCCTAACTTACTACGTTTTTTTAAACCTTCATCAGATATATATCTATCTGTTTTTGCCAATAACCACTGGCTTGCTTTTCTCCACCCGCAAGACTTGGCATATGTTAATGCCTGATCCAGTGCTTGCAACTCTTCTGGTATAGGGGACAGATGTTTTTCATCCTGTGTATCTAACACATAACCAAATGGTATAGTGCTGGTCTTTCTTTTTATTTTACCATCGGCTAGTTTCACGAAATAAATCTCCCTGTTCTGGTGGTGTATCGTTAGTTTCATGTAGTTCATCAATTGCATCTATCTTATCTTGGTTACATGCAATCTCACCTATCCACTTATCCATCTCTGCTGTAAGATCAGAATGTTCTCCAATGCCCACAGCAGAATGTAATAACACATCAAGATTAGCTTTAGCTATACCTATGTTAGCTTCGTACTTTTTTCTTAATGCAAGTAATCTCATAGATTAACCTTTCTTTTCACCTACAAAGAAACCAATAGCACCTGCTGCACCACAACAAACCATTACTACGCTCTGCCACAGATCACTTGGTACCATTATACCTAACATAGCAAATACACCACTGAGTGCTGCATAAGATGAAGGCTCTTTTAATCTATTCATTAGTTCAACCATTATTATCTTCTCCTTGTTTATCAGTCATACATGCACAAGGATTATCCTCTGTACACGTACAGTTTTCGCAGTCGCAATTTTCACCATTACAACATTTTTTATTATCCTCTGCCATTATTGACCTGCTAAAGGATTATCTAATGCTCTTTGTAACATTGTACGTAACCTTTCTTCTAGTTCTTTAAGTTTTGTGTCAAGTGCTTCTGCTCTACGGTTTGCATCGGATTCAATTGCAGTTCTTTTGCCGTCAAATCTGTCAGATGCATGGTCAATTAGATCTCGCATATCTTTTTCTATATTTCTAAGTTCTACTCTTACTTCTTGTCCAAGTATTCTAGACCTTTTCTCTATGCCAGCTATTTGATCATGGGCTTCATGGATACTTGTTCTTAGATCTGTACGAATTGTTCTTGCATCATCTTGTGCTGCACCAACTAACTCTTTCACTGCATCCATCTCTGTTTCTATATTTGTTTTTAGTGAGTCTAATTCAGTCTCTACCACTGTTTCTATGCCAGTAAGTTTTTCTTCTAACACATCAAGTTTTACAGTAAAGCCAGTAAGATCAGGAGCCACGTAACCATCTATCTTTTTCTCCATTGCTACCCAACGTGCATATCCTTCAAAGCCAGCCCATAGGCCTCCTCCGAGAGTTCCAAGTAATGGTAGTATTAATAGGAGTTTGCCACCCCTAATTTTAATTCCTTTATATTCTACCTCATTACTCATACTGTTGTCCAATCATTTTTTCTATTTGTAGATTTGATCGTACACTAATATAATTTCCTAACGGATCAGGTAAAATTGCATCAGTATAAATTTCTTCTGGTGCATACCATATTGGTTGTGGCTGCACCACCTGAGATTGATATGTTGTTATATTTGGTCCTAATGCATTTACAAGAGCTAAAGTAGTAATTTGTGATACAGGGTCATAACTGTTAGGTAACCCTTCTATAATCTGTTTTGCTTTTTCTTGTTTTTGTTCTTGTTCTTTTGTTGGTTTATTCTCTGCTACTTCTTTAGGTTCTTCTTTGGCCTCTTCTTCAACCACTTGCTTTTCTTCTTTTGGTTCTTCTTTAACCTCTTGTTTCTCTTCTTGTGCTTCTTCCTGTACTACTTCTTTTTCCTGCGGTTCCTCATTAACTTCTTTAGCTTCCACTGTATTGCTAGTAGTTGTTTTTTCTTCTGCTTTAACTTCATTTTTAGGCTCTTCTTTAATCTCAGGAGTCTCCATCTCAGTGTTAGCAACTTCTACGGTCTCCTCTATATTTTCTTGTGCAGGCTCCTCTACAATTGGTTGTGCTTCTATTTTTGGCTGTTCCAATACTTCTACAGGTTCTTGCACATCATCTACAGTAACTTCTAACTCCTGTATTTCCGCTACCATAGTTTCTACTTCTACCATCACCTCTTGCATGGACATTTCCCCCATATCCATATCCTGAAACATACCCTCTGAGACACCAATACTTATTGTTTCAGGCATACCCGGTTCAAAATCATCTGGCATAGACATATCTGGCATATCTAAATCAATCATCACCACATCGTCTATGTTTATTTCCTCAAAACTATCTTCGTTTGCTACTGTTACACTTGTATAACTATCTACAATAGTTTGTGTTATTTGTTCCTGAGCTTGCAATGGTTGTAATACTTCTACCCATGTTTCTACAGTTGTAGTTATTACATTATAATTAACTGTGTAGGCTACATTATCAAAAAAGTAATTCTTCGCTCCGCCTACTCTTATAAATACTCTATCTAAATCTCCAGCAAAGTCATGTAAACCTGAATACGTTGTTGGAGTTTGGTTATTCTCTAAGGTTATTGCTCCTGTATCCCACTGGAGTATATTATCATTATAACCTTTTGTTTGAAAGTACCCCGTTGTGTTTGCTTGTGAATGGTGCATTTGTAATTCCCATTCTAGTGTACCTCCGTCAGATATGTGAAACTCACTTATATCTACATACTGATCAAATGTTGTTAAAGAGTTTGATGTGCCCTTACCACACCTTCCGGTTCCAAAGTAGTTGTCGCAGTTTGGCATACTTGCGGGTCCAAGTCCTCCCCAGTCATAGTCCATATCTCCGTGCTTGGTGTTGCCCACAATACCTGTATCTGCGTGGAGGATGTCTTCTGTGGTTTTGTTTTCCACTGTTGTAGTCGTTTGCGTAACTTCTCTAATATCACCTTGTTCTTCTATCTCCTGTACAACAGTGTCGCCTTCTTCTAATATCTGTGCCTGACTATATGAAGAGTAACATAAGAATAACAGAGAAGATACCAAGAGCACCCTCATCGGTGATAATTTCTTCATTTCTTACATTC